CTGTCAGTCAGAAATGTGGACGCTTTTTCGTCAGTATTCAGACTGAATTTGAATCTCAAATCCCAATACACAACGGTGGTGAAATTGGTATTGATATGGGCGTGGCACGATTTGCCACACTTTCAAATGGTGAGTTTTTTGAACCGTTGAATGCGTTTAAAACCTATAAAGGCAAATTGGCAAAACTGCAAAAACGGCTTAAAAACAAGGTCAAATTTAGCCAAAATTGGCAGAAATTAAAGGCAAAAATCGCCAAATTGCATCATAAAATCGCTAATTGCCGCAAAGATTTTTTGCATAAAATCTCAACCCAAATCAGCAAAAACCACGCAATGATTTACATTGAAGATTTGCAAGTGGCAAATATGTCGAAATCCGCCAAAGGCACAGCAGAGCAACACGGCAAGAATGTAGCCGCAAAATCAGGATTAAATCGAGCCATTCTCGACCAATCGTGGTTTGAATTTCGCCGTCAGTTGGACTACAAAACCCAATGGCAAGGCGGATTTTTGGTTGCCGTTCCGCCGCAAAACAGCAGTCGGACTTGCCCTTGTTGTGGTCATATCTCAAAAGAAAATCGCCAAACGCAAGCACATTTTGAATGCGTAGAGTGTGGCTACACAGAAAATGCGGACGTGGTTGGTGCGATGAATGTTTTAGCGCGTGGGCGAGCAATCGTTCAGGCATAATGAAAAGCAGGCGAGGACATCGCCGTAGAGCTTGTGAAGTGAACCTCGTTAGAGGTCAGCAGCAAGAACCCACCGAGAGTAGCCCACGCAAAAAGCGTGGGAGCTGGTAGGAATCCCCATCCTTTAGGGCGGGGAGGATGTCAACTTTTGTCGTCCGTCCATAACTTATATTTATCGTAAAGCATTGCTCTTACACAAGTTTTTGCTTTAGCAATCCTAGAATAATATTCACTTTTGCCAATCCCTAACTGTGGTAACGCACCCCATTCAACAAGCGCCCCCCATTGATCACGTACATCATAAAGCGGTGTGTTGGTAGCATAATTAATTCTTACGATTTCAAACAAATCAAAGTCTATTTTAAATAGCGTTAAAATACATTCCTCAACCCTTAAAATAAGCTCTTCCGGCACATTAATAATCATCCAGTTTTTATAACTATAGGGCAATTCCACTACTTTAATCGAAATGCTAGGGTATTCAGTACCTATTCTATCACTTGCGAAATACCGTCCCCACGCCACCATCAACGTCTCAATATCATAACAATTCATTGATTCCTCACTTCTTGCGTTTTGCCAATAAATTTACTTTTTTATTAAAAATCCGTTTAATCCGCCGTAAATCCTCATCACTGTAGTGTCTAGGTCGTTGATCGGCTTCAATCGCTTCTACTTTTTCAATCCCCAACCGCTCGATTAACCCTATTCTATATTCGTGATAGTTGCCGCCTAAATAACGGTTACAGCGTTTGCACTGTCCAAAAATATTTAATGTGTAAAAACGCAAGTGAGGCGCTGCGCCACGGCTACGATAATGACCGGCATCAAATCCGCCCCCTAGTTTTTCACTAATCAACGGTGTACCGCACGAGATACATTCTTTATTCTCATCACGCACACGGATATATTTATTTACCGCACTTTGTGCCTCTTTAATTAAATCGTTATGCGTTTTATTCGCCTCTTTATAAGCCTTTAAGCGTTTGCGGTTTTTTATCCGTTCTTGCCTATCTAGCTTTTCTTGTTTCTTTTTCTTTTCCGCTTCTGCAAAAGCTAAAGCGCATTGATAACTACAGACCTTTTGTAAGCTACTGATTTTTTTAATAAATTTCTTCTTACATACTGCGCATTGATATGTTTTCATTTTATTATAAACCGCTCAAATAATAACCTAAAATAAAAATAATTGATAATACTGTTACGCCAACACTTAAAGCGAAATTAGCCACCAACAAAAAAGCAAAAAAATTAGCCGCTCTGTTGTAATGTTTTGTTTCTGAATAAACGCCGGCAAGCAAGAAAACGACATTTAAAATCATTAAGCAGAAAATCAATAATGCTGCAAATTTAATCATTTATCCCCCTTTTTTAAAAAAATGCGTATAGTTGATTAATTAAATTCTGATCGGTAGTGTTATTAAAAATATGTTTGATTGCCGCATTGATTAGAGCGGAGTAGCATTCCTCAAATTCAAGTTGATCCATATTGCTAAACTTTAAACTTTGCGCCTCAACCCTTATCCTGCCATCTATCGTGTAACTAACTTCTTTGTAGCCGGCTAATACCGTTAAATGCTTTCTAAAGGTGTCAAATTGTTTCCGTTCATCAAAATACTTCCATTCGGTTTTATCTGCCGCCCAGTGGTCGAAACAGAATTTTAAAAACTTAAACACTTTCTTATGAAATTGCGGATTGCGGCTATATTTAAGTTCAACCTCATACATCTCACCGTTTTTAAATTTCTGTAACGCCGGGAGATACATTTCATCAGCGGCGGTAAACACGCCGCCAGCGGATTTAATCATTTCAACAATCATCAGCCTTTTAATGCCCCTGCCATACAAAGTAAACTGCCGGAAAGACCGCCATTACTGAATTTTTCTACTTCAATCATCTGACAAAGTTCATCGCAAAAGCCGTCAAAATCCTGTTCTGTCATCTCACCTAGTAAAACATTTAACTTGCTTAACTGTAGGCTACACTGAACATTTAGCTTTAAGGCTTCACGCGACAAACCTTCAAGATTAATAGGATCGATTTTCTCTTTTGGTGCTAAAGGCGCGCTAATCGTGCGCCATTCGCTTTCTATCTTGATTTCATCGCTTACTACGATAGTCCCCTTAGCACAATCAAAAAGTTCCCTATGGACGTTCTCCGTTGTTTTTAGTTTATCAATCACTAAAAACATCACCGGTATAGCAGTATCATCAAAACCGTTTTCAATCCGGTTTAGTTCTACTAACTGATTACCGATAATTTTTCTAAAAGTAGCTTCAGCGCTTCTTGTGCCTACGCCTACCGCAATAATGAAAAAGCCAAAGCGTTTAGCCTGTTTTAAGCCTTTTAAAATAAAAATATCATCCATCACGCCGGATTTTTTCCATTGAAACTCAGCTTGAATGCTTTCACGTTCTTTATCTGATAACTCTTTGAATTTTAAAGAAAAAGGCGGATTCATTACAGTGCAATCGCATTGATTTTCTTTGCTTTCATATGTGAAAAAACTTTCATTAAAAATGACGGCTTCCGGATAATTCATTTTTAACGCTTTGCAACTTTCTTCTTGAATTTCAACGGCTACTAAATGATTTAATTTGATGAATTGCTCAAGCTGTCCGCTACCGGCTGCGCCATCAAATACAGATATATCATTACCGACATATTGACGCACTTTTTCCGCCATATAACGGCGTAACGGCTCACTAGTAATGAATTCCGCTAACGTTTTTGCTTTCTTCCGGTTATTGTGTTCTTTAAATGCCATAACCGCCTACATCCTTGATAAAATCTAAAGTAACTTGTCTAGTAACAAAGCCTTGCATCGTTGGATCGAAAACCGCTATAAGCGATCCCTTGTTATTGCCCTTAACCTCTTCACCGGTTTCAGGGTGTAAAAAATTAATTCTACCGCCTACAATATCAATCACTTCAGTAGCGGTATCTTGGATCACTTGATACCATTTTGTTGATTTATCGGCAGGTAATAACATCACTACAAAAAAGCCTTGTTTTTTAAGATTTGCCGCACGCTCAACAAATGGTAATGGATTGCTATAAGGCGGATTGACGAAAATCGTAAAATCACAAAATTCTAAAACCGCAATTAAATCTAACGGATCGAACGTTAAAAAATCCTCCGCAATGCCATCTTTGCCGATATAGTGATAGCTCAAGTTGTTTTCTTCGGTCGCACAGCCGTCAATATCAAACTTAAAACGGCTATCTAGCCACCTAAACACGTATTTAGGTGTGCGGTAGGCATCTCGATCAAAACTCATTACTAGCTCTCCTTGTATTATTTTTCTCGTGCTTGCTTGCTCTAATTCCACCTTCAGCTTGATTGCACTCGCTTAATACGCCGTTGATAAAATCAGCGTAAATAGTGCCTGTGCTTCCGTTGCGGCGTAAGCCTAAAATAATCTCGATTAAATCTTTATCCGCTTGTTCTGAATAAACAGACGGTCTGTGTAAGCCGATCCAAAAGTCGCAATCTTGCTCAATCTGTCCAGTATCACGGCTATCAGACGGTTTAGGACGTTTATCTGTTCTGTTTTCTAGCCCCCTGTTTAACTGTGTAAGTAGCAATACAACGCAATTTAATTCTTTCGCTAACTCTTTCAATCGTTTAGTGATTTCACCGTATGCTAGATCGTTTCGTTCCGCTTTTTCCGCTCTCATCAAGGTTAAGTAGTCGACCGCAATTAAACCAATCTCGCCTTTCTCTCTTGCTAGTTTTCGACATTCGCGCTGGATATGTGCTAACGAAATGCCCGGCGTATCATCAATATAAAGACGGTCATTTTCGGTAATTTCTTTAGCGGCGTTAGCAATTCTTAATTCAGCCCCTACTTCGTCAATATGATCTAGCATTAAGTGATCGACGTTAGATTTAGTGCGTTGCCATACGATACGATCGAAAATCTGCGAAGTTGTCATTTCTAAGCTGAATACGGCTGCGATCTTTTTATCGTTTGTTACACAATTCATCACTAAATGCGATAAGAACGTTGTTTTACCGCATTTAGGTCTAGCGCCTACAACCACTAAAGCCCCTTTATAAAACGCTTCACGCCCTAGTAATTCATCCAATGCCGGAATACCGCTTGTTATACCGATTACCGATTCCGGATTGTTGATTAAACGCTCTTTTTCATTAAGCCAATTTTTCAAAATCGTTGTGCCATCCACTAAACCACCTCGATTGCCGCTTTTAGCATAATCGCCGATCTCGTTAATCATTTTCCCAATTAAATCAATACGCTCATTAGCACTTAATTCAGATTTTCCGGTAATTAAACTTTGGCAATCTTGTAATTTGGCTAACGTAAAACGCTTGATAGCATCCTCTTTCACGATCGCCGCATACTGTAAAACGTTAGCCATATTCGGTGAGCGTTGAACGATTTCAGCCAGATACGAAAAACCGCCGATTTTTTCTAAATTACCATCGCTTTTTAATTTATTTTCTAAAGTTAATAAATCCACTGGTTTATTATTTAGCACTAAGTTTTTAATTGCTTTGAAAATAATTTGATGTGCGGCAACGTAAAAACTATTCGGGTTAAGTAGGCTTAATGCTTTATCAACGCTAGCTTGATTCGGGTTCATCACTAAGCCTCCTAAAACGCTTTGTTCAGCCGTTAAATCGTAAAGGTTTTGCATCATAATGCCCCCTCACGCACTTTCGTTAGCGTATCTTCACGGAGTAAGTAATCAAAACTTGCTCGCCAATTCCGATTATTACCGCCAAAATAAAATTCTGTTGCTCGCTCAAAAAACGCTTCAATGTAATTTTTAAAGCCGTCTAGTGTTGATGGTTTAAGTAAGTTTAAGATTTTAACAATCCCTCGTTTGCGCTTATCGTTTAAGTCGATAGCGCTTGGCAATCGCTTACCGTGCAGTTCGTTTTGTTCGTTGTAAAAATCTAATACCGCTTGATAATCGATATTGTTTTTTGGTTTTGCAGGTTTACGTTTTTTAGATTTAACTTCATCATCATTTTGCAAAACCGTATGGTCGCCGTCAGGCGATCCCCCGTAAGGGGGTAGGGGGTTATTATTTGTAATATTGTTTTTAATATTGTCTTTTGTAGAGTACCAATTTTTGGTACTGGTACTAGTACCATTT